GTCATTTTGTATTTATATCTAAACTGTTGGTGTTCATTATAACTTATAACAGTATCACCAAAGTATTCAACCATTAGAAAAACAAAATTTAATGAAGATGAACCTAAAAATATTTTAGGAACAGTTTTAACTACTTTAATTGGTATTATCATTTCCTTTTTTGAATATGATTTAAATACATATCCATCTTTGTGAATATAATAATTTCTAAAACCTTTTAACTTTTTTACGTTCATTGACCGTTATTTAAAATAATAAACCCCTGTAATGCTTAGCCACGGTCAAACGGCATCACACTACAAGGGTTTTAATAAAATTTTTTCTAGTAATTGACCGTTACTTTCGTTCACAAATATAACTAATCTTTTTTAATTAGCAATAATATTTTTATAAATTAATGCTTCTTGTTCTTCAATCGTTCCCAAGAATAGCAGTTTAACTTTGTCGTATGGTGTAATGTTTTCAGCTTTCCACGCTTTTAACTTCTCAGTCTTTTGCTTTTCGTCTTTTGCTGAGAATACGTAGTTAAGTAGCACTCCGTTTTTTTCTAGTATAAGTTTGTAGCATTCCATAGTCAAGAGTAAAAAGAGGGCTTTTACACCCTCGTTAATTTAAAATGGAAGAGGGTTTACTGATTCTTCAATCTTAGCAGATGTGCTTTGAATCTCATCTTTTACAAATGGCGCACTAATCTTGGCACTAAAGAATTGTTTAGTTCCATCCTTTGAAGTTTTTACCCATAAAGCGATTTCTTTATCTACTCCATCAACGTTAATTTTGCCTTTGTAGTCTGGATGGTTTTCCGCCTTTTTGTCGTTCTTGAAAATTGCTCCTGTGTTCGTGTTATCGTAACTCATTTTTACTTGTTTTTATTTGTTATTAAAAATTATTTATGCTAGAAAAAAAATTGTTCTTAGTGATTCGTAGTATTCACGTGCTACCTCTACACGTTGTTTAACTCTTTCGATTGCTTCATTATCTCGTTTGATTACAAAACGTTTTACTCGTAGTGAGTCTGGCAAATGGTCAAAGTTATGCGACGCTTGAACTGCTTCACGCACATCTAAATCCTCATCAATTAGATTTAGTTTCCAATGCATTCGACGTACCTCATCTTCTACGATTTGAAAAGGTGTATTTGTAAGACAGTAAACTAGTTCCGCTTGTTCATGTCCAGTTAGCATCATGTACGCTTGCATCTGCCAAAAATAGTCTTTATTCTTTAATTCTTTGTCGAACATCGGAAAAGTACTTCCGTTCCACGAGCATTTAATGTCAGCTAAAAGTGAATCCGTTAAGATGTCAGGCTCTCCCGTTAAATAATCGTTGTTAAATCTCGTTTCGTTCTTTACTACGAACTCCCAATTTAAGACCTCAGAAGCCATTTGTATAGCGATGTCTTCATTCTCTATACCTTTGTCAGTGTAACGGCTTGAAAACTCTTTATAAATACCATATTCACGCTCTTTAAATAACTCTTGAATGTAACTCTTTGCAGTTTCAGACAAAACCTCAGATTTACTCCGAGATTCTGTCATAATGCGCCCTAATGCTGATGCTCTGAATAATAGTAAATCTTCCATATTAATATTTTAAACTTACTTTGTTTCTTGAGCGATAGTTATAAATATCTTCTATTAGAGTTCTGTATTGTTCACGATTAGAGCAATCAACCATCGCAGTTGGCTGTAATCTCAGTTTGTGCATAAAATCGTTAAAATCAAAGTTTTCATTTTGAAATAAACTAATCATAGTTTCAACAAACCCAGTACGATTATATCCTTTATAATAAGGATTAATCATTCTAATTTTATTTGCCCACTCTTGTGCTAAATTTAAATCTTTAGCTTTCCATGTACCTTCTTCAAATACTTGTTGTATACTTAAACTTGGATTTACTAATTTCATTTTATTAGACATACTAGCAACACTTGTACTTGATTGATTCGAACATAAAGATACACAATCTTGAAATCCGAAGTCGTCATTTTTTTCAGTAAATTTTTTCAACTCAACATAAGATTCAATACCCATATTAGCATATCCTTCCATAAAGTCTTTTTTAGTCCAATTCTTTTGGTTAAGATTTAATGTATGTACTTCATTTAAAGAGTAACCATTGTTAATAATGTAATAAACAAATGATTCTGCTTCTTTAGCAGCAATTAATCTATGCTGTCCATCAATAACCTCCATATTTTCATTAACTAAAATAGGATTACATTTCATACCGTAGTACTTTATGCTTTCAGATAATCTTTTAATGTGTTGTAGGTTTGGTACTCTGTTTCCATCAATTTGCTTGAAGATAGATAAATCACTTGTTTTGTAAACTTTGTTTACTTCTGTTGAATGTTGCACTTGAGCAGATGTCATTGGTGCTGATTTTGTGTTAAACATTTTGTTTGTTTTTAAAATTTGCCTACTCTAAAAGGTTTTCGGCTACCCCTATATAATTATAACAACTTTAACGCTGATTGTTGAACCTCGCTAAGTTCGAATTTATCTAAGTCGCTAACCTTAGCTTTGCCTTCTGTAATCGCTTGTAATGCTTTTTCAAATCGTTCTGTAGTGATTGTTGGCTTCGTGTTTTTAACGGTCTTAGCAATTTCATTACCATCGTCATCAACTGCTTGAAGGCTTAATAAACTTTGTAATGTCGCTCTACGAAAGTAAGTAACGCCCGCAATTTGTTTTTGAGGGTCATTAACTACAGGAAGCAATAAACTACTTTCTACATACTCTCCACTTTCAATGTCAATTATTCTAGTACACACACAACCATCTATTATCGGTTGTAAGACTATCAAATCGTATTTCAGTAGGATTGGTTCAGTCGCTTCTAGAAGTGCGTTTAAATCAGCATATTTTGACTTAAAGAATGGATTGTCTTTTCCTTTAGATACTTTTCCGATTTCTTGTTTAGCTTTCCATAATTTAAACCAAAGTGTTTGTGGCTTAGGAATTAAATCCTCGAATGTTTCTTTCTTGTTCATGTTCTTATTTTTTATTTGTTTATGCAAATATAAACATTTTTGTTAATTAAATGTCAAACGTTGTAAATATTTCTTCTTCTTCACGTTCTAAAATTGTTTTTTGTAGTTCTTGTTGAATGTTTCGTAGGTCTAAATACGTTTTACACTCTAATACTTTTCTTTCTAAGTAACTTACTTCTGCTTTTGGTTGTAGCTTTGGCGTTAAACCTAACTTCGTTAATACATCGTCTTTTATTCGTGCAAAGTCTGGATAGTGCTTCTTGTTCTTATCTAACATTTCGTACTGCTTCAATCCATAAACAACTGTACTATGGTCTTTCTTGAATATGTTACCAATTGCGTACATCGTTAACTTTTGCGTTCTTAGATATTGAAATAAAACTAATCGAGTGTAGACGATTTCACGCTTTCTAGATTTCGATGTTAAATCAAGTTCATTTATTAGTTCTTCTAGTGTCATGATTCTAATGTGTTTTTGTATGCTTCGTCAATCCATTGAAGGAATGCTATTTGTATGTTTAACTGTTGCTCAAAGATTTCGATGTTTCCTGTATTCATGTATAGCTTATCTTGTTTTCTAATAGCGTTTACTACTTCGTTTTGTCTCATCTTTGCTATTTGTCTAAATGGAAACTGTTCTAACTTATCCGCACACGATGGAAGGATAGATAAAATTAAAGTCATTTCAAACTGTTCTTTTGTCATAGTGCTAAAATTTCTTGTTTAACTTCTTTCCAATATTTACTACCTATTTCATTTCCATTCCAACAAAGACTTAGAACTAAACAAACAGATATTAAAGCGTGTTCTTTAGCTATTCCTTTTTTTAATGTCATTTCAATGTCATCGTATGGATTCATTTTAAATCCCATGTGAGTATCAAATATTTCTATTGCTTTCTCTTTCGGTGTCATATCTCAAATTCTTTTAAATATAAATCAATTACTCTTTTCGTCTTTTCTAAGTCTTCTTTGAACTGTCCTTTTTTACGACATCTTACTATTCGTTTTAAAATGTCAAACTCCCAAGCGTTTAACTCATGTTGCTGAGCAAATAAATAAAGGCTTCCGTTTTCGTTATTATAGTGTTCGTCTTTTTGTGGTTTATCTTCTATAATTAACTTAAAAAATCTATAAAATTCTTTTAAAGTATATGTGCATTGACTATCTTTAGATTTAATCATTACTTGAAAATCATCTACATAAGTTATATTATAAATGCAACCTACCTCAAACCCTTTAATCCAAAAATCATTTTTACCACCTTTGTACTTTGCTTTATCTCCTACTTTCATCTTAACTATTTTTTAATTTAACTTCTCTTATTGATTGCATCAACTCTACATTGTACGTAGTAAAGAATCGCTTTCTGTCTGCATCGTTTACGCTTAAAGCTGGTATGTAAACGTTCTCTTTTGTTTGTGGCTTTACGTCTTTATTTAGCCAAGTGTTTAGTGCTTTCATATTACTTAATTTTAGGTTGACAATCACATCTAACAAAGTGGCTTTCGTCTCCTTCGCCATCGTCGTACCATCCTTGCTCGCATTCGTCACACTCGTTCATCTCATCAAAGTTTTTAAACTCACGTAAAAAATTGATGTCTAAAATAATTTCCTGACTTTGTTGGTGAATAGCAATATCAAATTCTTTGTCATTTACTAGTACCTTAGCAAAGTCTTCAAATAGTTCTATAATAATCATAACTCTAGTTTTAAGTGCGTTAAGTATGATTTACAAGCTATATATACAGCTTGTATTTGTTTAAATTCTTCGGTATTTCTATCGGTTTGGTAGGTTTCATCTGACGCAAAGAATGAATCCCACTCTTCAATAGTTTTTTCTTTACAACCTATTTTAATATTATCACCAATTATAGCGTGTGACCATCTACAAAATATAGGTAGATATGCTTGCTCTTTGTTTTTAGCACCTTCCAAGTCAGCACCTCTCAAGTCAGCACCGTTGAAGTCAGCACCGTACAAGTTAGCACCTCTCAAGTCAGCACCTTCCAAGTTAGCACCTCTCAAGTCAGCACCGTTGAAGTCAGCACCTTCCAAGTTAGCACCTCTAAAGTCAGCACCGTACAAGTCAGCACCGTACAAGTTAGCACCAGACAAGTCAGCACCGTACAAGTTAGCACCAGACAAGTCAGCACCGTACAAGTTAGCACCAGACAAGTCAGCACCTTCCAAGTTAGCACCAGACAAGTTAGCACGTTCTTTAACCACTTGAACTACTGCATCCTTAACAGTAGCTTTTTCTCTTTCGTAGGTGAACATCACACTACCTGTAAATCTGTTTTTAATTTCAATCTTAATCATAACTCTAATTTAATTTGTGTTAATACTTGTAGGTAAGCGTTCCAAAGTCTTCTGCTTCCACGCTCGCTTGTGTCTATTGTATTGTTTCTTTTGTCTTTAAATGCTTGACCTGTTAACTGAAAGTACTCACTTGCAGTATCTTCTTTTAACCATTTAATGCGTGAATCCATTTGCTCAGCTAACTCTAGTAAGTTGTTAGCTTTTTCTTGTAGTTCAATTACTGTGTTTTTCATAATTCTGTTTTTTTGTTTTTCTGTGCCTTATTGACCTTACAAAGATAGACAATAATTTTAATTATCAACAAAAAAGTTAATAAAAATGTAAATTATTTTTTAATGTGTTGATTTTAATAGGGTTTAGAAACTAAAAAACCCCCACCGAAGCGAGGGTTTAACCTAAACAAAACAAAATTTGAACTATGAATCAATGCAAACTTACATATTATTCTTCATTTTCCACTGTAAAAAATCTATAAATGTTTTGTTGTTTATTTTGTAGCTTGATTTATTGCATGAATTACAACTCATATAGTGCTGAATAGTTCCCGCTGGTGTTGTGTATGTTTTACGTAATCGTATTTCGTAGCTTTGACAATTTGGACACCCGAACTTTTCTCCACCTCTCAAAACTGAGTAGTTTACTTTTGGCTTTGTGTAAGGTTGTAGCTTCTCGTATACTTTCTCAAGTACGATAACATCCATGTCGCAGTACTCCACCATTCGTTTTAACGCTTCCTCATCTTTGTTGAAGATAATCGCTTTCCACATATCCATTCCTTCGTGTTTCAGCTTTGCACCAACTCCTAAATATTTAGCAATATAATCTAGTTTATTGGAATTGAAATTAAACTGACTTTTAGCGTGTTTAAGCGTGTCAATAGTTTGGTACTGAGGAAACATCTCCAAGCCATGAAACAAACAACGTGTACGAAGCCATTTGATATCGAATCTATCTCCGTTGTGAGCGATTACCTCATCTGCTTTATTTAGTTCTTTAATGAAGGCTTTAAGTAGTTTCTTATCGCATTGGTTTTTATCCCAAGTTAGGTTATGTACTTTGTCGTTTCCTTCCCACTTCCAACTAACGCAGATAATAGCACGCTCTTTTATTATATCGTCAGGTTGTATTGTAAGATTATAGCCACTACGCCAAAAGATACCAACGTTAAAAGATGTTTCGATGTCGAAAAACATTCGTTTTTTCATACTTGAATTTTAGGTAAATAAAAAAACCTTCGTTAAGAAGGTCTAAAAGTCTTGATATAATCTTTGGCTCTATTTAACCATCCGTTTCTAAACTTTGCGTTCTTACTTCCAGGTTGTGAAATGGCTTTAAAAAATTCAATTCTTAATCGCATCAACTCATCAAATAACTGAATGTCGTTTAGTGCGTTTGCACCTGCTACGGTTTTCATTCCGATTTTGCCATCTACTGCTACATTTCCACCGCAGTTATTAATCGCTTGTTGTAGTGTTATACTTGCTCTGTGTGCGCCCGAACCCCAAGCCATGCCTGTTACTATTACTGCAATAGAAAAACACTCGTAATCGTCTCCTTTTACGCTATCCCAATACAAAGTTTTGAATACTTTAAACCAATCTTCATTTGACATCTCAAAAAATCTGACATCGTTATTCTTTCCGAATACTGACTCCCAAACTCGGTAAGTAATTCCCATGTTTGTATGATATCCGCTAATTCCTTTGTATG